TATATGGAGCGGATGTGATGTTTATTTTGTCCATAATCATAGCTCCGCATCTGCTGAGATGTAATCATCCGAAGAATTGGCATACGCATATATAGTCGGGGAACCATTGCTTAAAATTCTCATAGTTACGCCTGTCTTTGATTGGAACTCTGCCTGTATTGCACTCACATTGCTAGTTTGCCACGTTCCACTTACTGCGCAAGTAGGTGTAGCTCTCATTTCTACAGGAAAAACCATTGGCGAACTTAAATATTGAGATGATGCAGACACAACACCTTGAAGAAGAGGAAATCCACCGCCCGCACCGTCATTGCTTTGCCAATAATACCTCTGACACAGCGCCAACTCCTGCCCGTAGCTGCGATGCTCGAATGGCGTGGCGGTGTCGCCTACTTCGAGTTGGACGCCTGTGATATACCAAGTGGCGTTGAGAGTATCCATCAAGCGAACAGTTCCAGCTACCCTTCTGTAATTCCCTGTAGCCCAAGTATTAGCAGTAACTTCTTCGTTAACACCGCAGCCTAAGTCAAAGTAGATACCCATGCCTTTACCGTTATCGGTTCCCCAGAGGCCACTACCACTAGTTCCGTCACCAGTTAATGTTACTGTTTTGTATTCCCATGTATTCGCTGCACTTACTGTGTAAGTGGTAGCATACGCTCTGTTAGTCGAACCAACACCTTCATTGAATACAGCAAAGGAGTAATTTCCAGTTACGCTTGCTTTTACCCAAAAAGAAACTGTAATTGTTTTGGGTGAAGCAGTGCCAAAACCCAAGTCAGATACAGAGTATCCTTCTATTCTCTGAAATGCCTGCCAATACGCAGAAGTAGCCTGAGATACACTTGTAGTTACTGTAACTTTTAAGCTGTGTGTAAAACCACTTGGGCCATCTGCAACCTGTTGACCAGAATAAGCGCCGCCTGTTGGGTCATACTTACCAAGTGACCATCTGTCCGTAATAAAGCCATTAGCATTGCTAACAAGCGAACCACCATTGCGTTGATCAATGACCATTGCACCGTTGATGACCTTATTCCTGTTCGACAACGCGCCATCGCTGTAGGCGTTGCCAAGATTTGCAAGTTCACGCGCCTTGGATGACATTGTTATCTCCGATTACTCAGGCTTTACTGGCCATACTACATCATCAAGCGATGAATAGGTATTAGTGATGTCGCGCAGTGCTTGACGATACGCTGTCTGTTCTGCGGTCATAGTCAAGTCAGACGATGCCCACCAATCCGTCTCAGCAATGCGGCGGTTACGCTCTGCGCGCAGTTCCTTTAGCGGCTGCGCAGCGATTAGCTCGTCACGTTTTGCAGATAACTGCGCCCACGTTACGCCCCAATCGGCAGGGTTTGCGCTTTCAATAGCCGTGCCATTCGCGTCAGCGCCCGTCACCTTGCGGAACATTTCGTTAAACTCCGCTTCGGTTGTTGGTTCGCCGCGAAGAACCCATTCGGTGATGCCCAGTTCGCTAAGGGCGTTTGCAATATCAGTCATTGGTATAGGCCTCCTTAGCCTGCGATTTCCTGAGCAATAACAACAGAGATAGAATTGTTGTCGCTTACTCTAGTTTGGTTTGAGTAATCCGTTCTGTGCGCCCTTGCATATAGCTTGTAAGTAATGGCAGAAGTTGTTGAGGGGGTATCCAAAATGTTTGTCACAGATGTCCCTTGCCATTGAAAGTTTGTAGTGGTGTCACCATCCCAGAAATATCTGTCATATGGGTTTGTGTCTTGGTACGGATAGGTAACGCTTCCACTTATATCCCTGTCCACTCTAAACCCCATTCCGTGATCATGTGCGCCCTGCATAAGAATATTAGGAATGAAAGTGACAAGAACTTTGCTGGATGTAGAACTTGGCGTAATGCTAACAGAAAGCCCTGTGTCCAAAAAACTTGTGCTATTAATTAAAGTAGTTGTGGCATAAGAGTTTCTAACTGTCTGCAACACAGACCCACTAACATTCAGCCCAAGATCAGCAGCAGTAGGAGTGCCACCCGCAGCAGTCTGGATCGTATCGACTTTGAGAATGCTGGTCATTGGGCTATCTCCATTAGGGTCATTGTGGAGCTTGTTCTGTAGTACTGATTATCATCATTAATAGTGATAGAAGAGTTAAGCTTAAACTGATAATTGTTTTGTCTTTGCATACTTTGTTTTACACTATAGGAAACAGAAGAAGCAGTAGCAGGACTATCTAAAAATTCATGCTGTGCCTGCATCATACGATAAGCAGGGTTATCTGTCTGTGGTGCAAATGTACCAAAGCTGGTCTTAACTCCAGTGCCGCTAGCCGAAGGTCTGCTAATAGCTGTTGTATCTCTGTACAGATCAAAAGCAGGATATGAGTTTGATTGGCAAGAGAAGTTAATAAACACTCTTACTAATATTTTACTGGTATCAAACTTAGGCGTAATAGAAGTAGTAAGAGAAGATATTTCAGTAAACGCACTAGTTGTGGTACTTTCAGTGGCATAAGATACTGTTTGAACAACTTGAATTACACTACCGCTAGGCAATGTTAAGTTGGGCGCAGAGATTGAACTACCCAAGTTGGGCTGGAGATTATCAACGTATAAAGTAGACATTATCCCGCAATCTCCATCAGTATAATTGTTGAAGGGTCTGTCCCATTATTAATGTAAACAGATTGATCTGTATAATTTGCATTGTGACTAAATGTATATGTAACGGTAGACGTTGTATTGGGCGCATCTAACTTTAAGAATGAAGCAACGCCTCGCACATCGTAAAATCCCCCATTGCCACCAACCACAGGATAACCGTCCCAAATAACGGTGCCATCTCTTTTTCCTTTAATGTAAGTAAAGGCGAAGCCATTACTGCTAACTGCCTTAGCCATAAGGGTTACCATGACCAGTATTTTACTTGAAGAAAATTGAGGCGTAATTGTTACCGATCTGAAATCAACATCTGAATTTGAAGATGTGCTGTATTGCGTAGAAAAAGAGTCCTCTACAACTTGAAGCACACCACCCGCTGACGGAATTAAACCACCCGCACTCGCATCCAACGTCTGCCCAGACGGGATGATAATCTTATTGGCATTGGCTCCGCTTGAGGGGCCTTGAATGTTTTGAACTGTTAGCGTTCCAGACATTTATACCACCGTTAAGTTGCCGTTGACTGTCAGAGTTACACCTGTTGCCACGGTTAATGGGCCTGCGGCAGATGCGTTTTCTGTAGAGCCAATGGTTGTATTTACAGTAAGTGACTGCGCATTGACGCGGAAGATGTCGCCCGCTCCGTTTGTCGTGTCACCAGTGTCGCCGTTGTTTCCCTTAAAAAGGCCCGCGCCGCTCTGCACATTCGCTAACTCAAACGTGCTATACGCTACAACCTCCAACACATCCCCGTCAGCCGCACCGCTCGTCAGCACTACGTCAGAGCCATTGCTGGCCGTGTAGTCAGTGCCGTTGACCAAGTGAACGCCGTTCAGAAATACGTCCAGAAACGATGGCGTGTAGCCGCTTGTCGCAAAGCTAGTCTGCCCTGCGGTCGCGGTGAACGTGTCACGGGTCTGCGTGGCTTGTGGGGTGGGTATGTTGCCGATGTAGCCGCTCATGGTTTATGTTCCCTGTGCTACCATTGCAGCCGCCTCTGCCTCTACCTGACGCTGTGCCGCCGTTTTCACGATGTTATTGGTAAACGCATACGCCACGATGTCCTCGCGCGTGGCAGGCACTTGAATACCATTGTCCAAGCAGTGCTGCACTGTAAGCTGCACAATTTCGTCATTCGCAATGCGCGCGCGCTCAGTTACCGCGTTGTCAGCCCAATCTTCTGGGGACAGTGCCGCGTATTCCAGACCTGCGTATTGCGTGTCGGTCAGTGTGATGGTGATGGTTGGCATGATGCCCTCCTGTGTTACCCGATTAATTCGCCGCTAAATTGGATATAAGCGCTGCCCGGGATTAAATTTGAGCTGCTTTGTATATAAAAGCCTATTTCCACAGTATCATTTGCAGATAGCGTCATAACACGGCTTATTGTTGTTGGTATGTAAACACTAGAGCCAAGAGCTGTGGCGTATGGGCTTCCTTGAGTCCCATTTTTATACAGCACCATATAAGTGTTTTGCGCTGCAAGCCACCAAACTGTAGATGCAAATATTCTATATTTACCTGCTACTGGGGCGGTGAATTTTCCATTCGATGTATTGAAGCAAGACCCCACGTTTGTCTCTACACTCCATTTGGGCGAAGACCAGTTATTCAAAATAGTGTCAGCCGTTCCCCAAGTGTTTACTGAGGTCGCATATTGCGATCCGCTTGCTAGGTTCCACGCACTAAATGTTGGTTGGTATGGCGCTGTAATACGGCCTGCGTTGTCGATGCGCATACGTTCTGTGGAGCCTGTTCCAAACTCCATATGATTAGACGAATGATTGTAAGTAAAATACCCCGCATAAGTTGCGGTTGATGTTGTTCCATCTGCAAAGCACAAGCTGCCAAGGTTTGTGCTTCCGCTATATACAGTTATGCCCTCGCTTCCAGAGCCAGAACCAACAACTAAGTTTCCAGATGTATTGGCAGAGTCAATCGTTGATGCACTTGTAGTCCCAATGCCCACGTTGCTACCGCTTACGGTAATCACATCATTCGGGTCATTCACAAACTCAGCATCAGCCTCGCTGCGGTTATACCCGTCAACCTGCGTTACACCCTGAGATTTACCAATGTAACCTGCCATTAGCTTTGCTCCAGAACGCTCAGGATTACATCTGCGCTAGTCGCCGCGCTGCTTGTCACAACCACGGTGTCTGTCGTTTCTAAGATAATCTTTCCATCCAACACGCTTAGGCCAGACCCCGCAGGGATTGGCGCGCCCTTCACAACGTAAACACCCGCCGCCTGCACATCGACCTCAATCTGTGAAGCTGTGGTGTTGGCTACTGTTAGTCCAATCGTCACTGCGGTTGTGGATGCGGCCACTGTATATACAGTTGTAGGTGAAGTGCCTACGCCGCTACTTGTATAATTCTTAAACGTGTTAGGCATTATATCATCCCAGTGCTATTGCTAAGGCCAGCGCTGTGCCAGCTTGGTCTACGTCAAGGTTAGTGCGCGCCGTTGCAGCGCTTGGAAGGTCAGATAGATTGTTTGCTTTTGCAAGATAATCAGCGCCAGACACATACGCGGCAACCCACGTTGATCCAGTGTAAAGCTTCATGATTTCGTCAGTTGTATTGAAATACAAAGCGCCAGCAATCAGCGCATTGCCATCATTATCTACTGTTGGGTCACTTGCTTTAGCGCCAAGGTAACGATCATCGAAGTTATCATATGCAGTAAGTGTTGCGTCACGCGCAGCTTCAGCCGCAGTCTGAGCAGAAGCCGCATTCGAAGCACTAGATGCCGCAGCAGTAGCGGAAGAGGCTGCATTACTTTCTGAGGTAGCAGCACTAGAAGCACTAGAAGCAGCGTTAGAGGCGCTAGAAGAGGCGCTGGAGGCGCTTGAGGCAGCATTGGTAGCCGAGGTAGCCGCAGCAGTTTCAGACGCTCCAGCAGCCGTTTCTGAGGCAGCAGCGTTAGTCTCACTAGTTGCTGCATTAGTTGCCGAAGTTGCAGCATTGGTCGCGCTAGTAGATGCAGAAGTCGCAGAAGATGCAGCAGCCGTTGCACTTGCAGCAGCATTCGTTGCATATGTTCCAGCGTTTGAAACATCAGCTACACTTGGCCCAGCTTCAGGAGCGCCAGTCGAAGAATTGAAAGCAAGAGTGTTGCCCTTCAGTGTATCCACATTGGGCATTTCAGTCGTAACGCCAACAGTTCTGTCATTGTAACGAAGAGCAAGTGTTGTTGCGTCTTTAACATCAGCAGCGATAGCAGTGAGAGTATCAAGCTGTGTGTTTAATGCGGCGCGGTTAATGTCTGCACCAGCAGTAAAGTCAGTTGTTCGCTCGATAGTAACGTCACGAGTAAGAACAACAACAGAACCACCAGCCGCACCCGTCACAGATATTGTGACAGTTCCAGTAGAACCATCGCCACCGCTA